GATTTATCTAGAAACCATTGCGGACCTAGGTTTCGCGATAGGATTTCTCGGGTAACTATTAAGTTTGAGGGCTGCACACAGCGCCAGATTGGAGGGTGAACCTATGGCGAGAAAGTATTTTCCATCTCTTGCTTGCAGAAAGTACATTTTTGCGACAGAGGAAGCTCGCAATACGTTTAGGCGTATTACGGGGTTGAATCAACCGGGGATTGTTCTTAGTGAGTTGAGGAACATTCTCTCAGAAGATGTTAACGTGAATCAGTTAGAGCTTAGTACCAGGTCAAAGTATAATCCCGAGATGTTGCTTGAGCCTTGTAGGAAGTTCGATCAGGGTGGTAGTATGCCTGGCGTTAGACGTAGCGTGCTCAGGAGCGCGATACAAAAGGTCAGACAGATACTGCGTCGAAAGAAAAGAGTCACTCCCCTAAAACTGAATAGTGACCTTTTCTTGTTGTTCGAAGGCAGCAAGAACGCGGGACTACCCACGCTTCGGAAAAAGAGGGACGTGGAAGAGGAAAGCTTAGAGTTGGCACGGCAGATTATCTCAGGGGTTGCGACTCCCCCACCTGCTGCACTATTTCACCGTGGCAAGAACGATGATGTAGCAAGGCCAGTTATGGCGTATCCATACTCAATGCATTTGATAGAAGCGATGTATTTCTATCCTCTTCAGGATTATCTGGTCAACAGCAGTAATCCTTATGTTGCAGGTCTTCCGTCTTGTACCATTGGAGCGAAGGTGAACGAATTGGCGTATGACGCCTATATACTGGCCGGAGATTACTCAGGGTATGATGGCAGCCTTAGTGGTCTGCTCATTAACTCGGCGTTCGGGATCCTGAAATCATTAGTGAAAATGGATGAAGGCGAGAAATCTTGCTGGGACTTAATAGTGAGGTACTTCATAACTACACCCCTAGTTGCCCCAGACGGGATGTTATACACTGGGAAGAATCATGGAGTTCCGTCCGGCTCTATGTTCACCCAGATGATAGACACGGTTTGCAACATGATCATTATTGAATACGCGGCTAGACGTACTGGACTTGAGATGACAAAGTATTACGTCTTGGGGGATGACAGTCTAGTTGGATTGACACGGAAACCCGACCTCCATTCCTGGTCCAAAGCCTGTTCCGAGCTGGGAATAACGTTGAACGTGACGAAGTCACGGGTATACTGCACCAAGAGCGGTATATCTGATGTCCATTTCCTTGGTCACCATTATGGTCATGGACTGCCTGAAAGACCTCTGGCTGAGAGCTTAAGTAGGCTGTTGACACCAGAGACGCTAGACAGACGAATGTTCTCGAAAGATCGCGCTACCAGGGGGGCATACTACATTGAAAGAATCAGAGCCTATGAGGAGGATAACTCCGGTATTGAGTGCAGCGCAGTTCTCCGCAAGTTGGTGAAAAGGGTGGAGAAGTGGGCCAGTCATTTAGACTACACGGTACTTGGTGTAAGAACCTTAGATGCCGATCGATGGTTCTTCACGTCAGCTGAGAGAGTAGAACGAGATCGCTGGGATCCAAGCAGAAGGGAGCTCCGGGAAAGCGGTGTACACAGCGGG